AGGCCAGATAGAATTGAGCCTGTATCGGTGTTTGTTGGTGCGCCTGGTTTTACTGCATTTCAAAGCTTTGGAACAGTCAGAAACACCAACGACATGCGTCCATACATTCAAGACCAGGCTTTGATTGCTCAAGGCGTGGTGGGTTCTGTAACAGTGGTGACCTCATGACGTACAACGAACTTGTAACAAATATACGTAACTACACGGAAGTAGGCGCAAACGTCTTCACTGATGCGGTAATAAACGTGTTTATTACTTTTGCAGAGAACCGTATTTTGCGGGATATTGACTTGGATGTGTTTAAGCTTGAAGTGACGGCCAATTTAACGGCTAACAACAAATTTCTAACTGCTCCCAGTGATATTTTGACTCATCGATATCTTATCGTTACTTCAGGAACAGATCAAATCTTCTTGGAGTTTCGGGATACTTCTTTTATGAAAGAGTACTGGCCTAATGGGGCTACGACGGGTATTCCAAAATACTATTCTGTGTGGGATGAAAACACTTTCTACATTGCTCCTACTCCAAGTTCTGCGTTGGCAGTTGAACTGGGCTACATCTATCGTCCTCCTCAACTTTCCTCCACGAATACTACAACGTGGATTAGCACAAACGCTCCTGAAGCGTTGTTTTACGCTTGTTTAATCCAGGCGTATAGCTACACTAAGGGGCCGCCTGACATGATGGCTACTTTTGACGCAAGTTACAAGCAGGCTCTCCAAGGACTTGGCATCGAGCAACAAGGTCGTCGCCGTCGTGATGAATACCGTGATGGCATGGTACGTATTCAACTTAAATCGGAGTCACCAGGACCATGATAGGCACTCAATCTCCTGTGTTATTAGGCAGCGTAGGCGTCGCCACTACCAATCGGCGGGGCTGGACTCCTGATGAGTTGGCCGATCGGGCCATCGAGAAGATTCTTTACGTTGGAAGTGAGTCTCATCCTGCAATTCGGGATCAGGCCATTGCTTTTCGTGGCGCTGTGCGCTCCGTAATTAAGACCTATCTTGAAGAAGCCGTAAATCAGGATAGAGCAACTATCGCAATTCGCCTGCGCGAAGCAGGTCATTCCAACCTCGTTCATTTGTTAGGAGATTAAAAATGGCATTTTCAGGAAATTTCATGTGTACCAGCTTCAAAGTAGAGCTGATGAGGGCTGTGCACAACTTTACAACCAGTACAGGAAACACTTTTAAACTGGCTTTATACGATAACAGTGCCTCTTTTACTGCGGCAACAACAGCGTATACAGCCACCAATGAAGTGGCCGCCTCTGGCACATACTCTGCGGGCGGTGGTGCGTTAACAAACGTGACTCCAACCTCTTCTAGCACAACTGCTTTCACGGACTTTGCTGATTTGTCCTTCACAAGTGCCACGATCACGGCCTATGGAGCGATGATTTATAACGATAGTGCCGCAGGTGACCCTTCAGTGTGTATTTTGGATTTTGGTGGAGCAAAGACCTCCACAGCGGGCACTTTCACCATTATTTTCCCAACAGCAGACGCAACAAACGCAATACTTCGTATTGCCTAAGAGGCGTAAGTGGCTGATGTACGGATTGCACTTGGCGGATTTGGTAGTCAAGCCTGGGGAGAGGCCCCGTGGGGCGAGGGTGCGGTCACGCTGTCTGCAACAGGGCAGGTTGGATCAGTTACAACAACGGCAGATGCCAATGTCAGTGTTACCGGAGTGTCTGCAACAGGGCAGATTGGATCGGTCAGTGTCGAAGCGGGGGCCGATGTCTCCGTTACTGGGCTACAGGCTACAGGATCGGTCGGTACAGCCACTGTTGTTGGTACAGCTGACGTCAGCCTCACTGGGGTATCTGCCACAGGCCAAGTTGGATCAGTTACTGTTGAAGCAGGTGCTGATGTATCTCTCACGGGGGTATCCGCTACAGGCTTTGTTGGCGTTGCCACAGCGACGGGAGGCGCAAACGTCGAGCCCACCGGAGTACAGGGGACGGGTCAAGTTGGATCAGTCTCTATTAGCACCGCAACAACGGTGGTCCTCACGGGAGTGGAAGCAACAGGCTTTGTTGGGGCAACTACGGTTGCTGCGAATGCTGATGTCTTTGCGACAGGAGTGGAGGCAACTGGCCAGGTTGGATCGGTTACGTCTACTGGGGACGCTGCGGTATCTCTTACAGGTGTTCAAGGAACTGGCCAGGTTGGCACTCCTCAAGTGGAAGTTACAACAAATGTCCCGGTTACAGGCCTTTTGGCCACGGGCAGCGTTGGGACAGTATTGGTTGGAATTGGCGTTGAAGTTAACGTCACAGGCGTACAGGGGGTTGGCCAGGTTGGTAGCCTCTTGGTTTGGACAATTGTGGATGACAGTCAATCAGTTAACTGGCAAAATGTCAATGATTCGCAGTCTTCTAATTGGGTCCAAGTTAATGACGCACAAACAAATGTATGGACACGCATAGCGGCATGAGGAAAACAAGATGACAATCAATTACACCACTCTTCTTGGCCTAGCCAAACCCGTTACAGGGACGGAGGCCAATACATGGGGAACAGTAGTCAACGATGAGATTACTAGCCTTTTAGACACGGCCGTAGCAGGTACTACTACCATCTCCTCTGATGCAGATGTAACCCTGACCACCACAACCGGGGCGGCCAATACATCTAGGCAGGCTATCCTCTTATGGACAGCAAGCGGAACAGTGACAAGGACTATCACAGCGCCAGCACAGTCTAAGACCTACATCGTCATTAACAAAACAGGAAGCACCCAGTCTATTAAGTTGGTGGGCGTAGGGCCAACAACGGGCGTGACCATTGTTGCTAACGAGTCTGCGGTTTGCGCTTGGAATGGGGTTGACTTTGTTAAAGTTTCAACCACGGCCACGGCATCTTCGTTTAGTGCTGGAACAACTGGATTTACCCCAAGCACAGCAACAACTGGTGCTATTACCCTTGCCGGAACTTTAGGCACGGCCAATGGCGGTACAAACCTTACAACGTTTACTAATTCTGGTATTTTCTTTGCCTCGTCAACTAGCGTAATTGCACAGTCTTCTAACCTGACTTGGAACGGCACATCTTTAGCCGTGACTGGAACGGCGGCTGTCACTGGTGCTTTAACGGCAACGCTAGACTCAACATTTAGCTCAACAGGTGCGTTGCTAATTAGCAAGGGTACTACAGGCCAACAGCCGGGCAGTCCTGTTACTGGCATGTTGCGCTACAACACTACTACCAATCAGTTTGAAGGCTACAGTGGATCATCCGCCGCATGGAACCCAGTGGGTGGTGCAAGCCTAAGCAATGATACAAGTACAGCAAGTAATTTGTACCCATTATTTGCAAGTGCTACATCAGGCACTGCAACCACTTTATACACAGGCAACGCTAAACTACTGTACAAGCCAAGCACTGGTGAATTGCAAGCATCAGTCCCCGTGGCATTAAACGGTATTGTGGTGAACAGCCAGACGGTGGCTACAAGCTACACAATCGCCGCTGGGTATAGTGCCATGTCATCTGGCCCCGTCACGGTGGCGAGTGGTCAAGCAGTAACAGTATCTAGCGGTAGTCGCTGGGTAGTCGTTTAAGGAAAAATTATGGCAAGCATTGTTGTTAATGGCGACACATCTGGGGCAGTAACCCTATCTGCACCTGCTACAGCGGGGACAGTCACAGTCACACTACCCGCCACAAGTGGCACGATGTTGACTACAGCATCTAGCACAGGCGTTAGTGGTAGCGCAATATCTTCTGGCACGGTTGCAGAGGCTTATGGTGGCACTGGAACAAGTACTGGTTACTACGGCTTCAAGAACCGCATCATCAATGGCGCAATGGTGATTGCACAAAGAGGAACAACTGCAACTAGCACTAACCTTTGGTATCCAGCAGATAGATTTAGGTTAGCTGTATCTAATAGTAGTAAAGTTAATTTATCACAAAGCACAACTGCGCCAACAGGATTTGTAAATTCTATTTTGGCTACATCTTTGGCGGCTACAACTGTTGGTGCGGCAGAGGCTTATGAATTAAGCCAGCAAATTGAAGGATATAACATTGCAGATTTTGGGTGGGGAACTGCATCCGCTAAAACTGTAACATTATCATTTTGGGTGCGTAGTTCACTAACTGGGACTTTTGGTGGAACATTAGAAAATAGTGGAAACACAAGAGCATATCCTTTTAGTTACACAATTTCTTCTGCAAATACTTGGGAACAAAAAACAATAACTATTGCTGGTGAAACTACTGGCACTTGGTTAACCGATAACGGCCGAGGAATTATTATTCGTTGGTCACTTGGAGTTGGGTCTAATTATTTAAATACGGCAAACGCTTGGGCTTCTGGAGATTATTATTCAGTTACTGGTGAAACCAAATTAGTCGCTACCAATGGTGCTAATTGGTATATCACGGGTACACAATTAGAGGTAGGCTCAACAGCAACATCGTTTGACTACCGCCCTATAACTACCGAAATACAACTTTGTCAGCGGTATTTTGTGCGTTGGAAAAACTCATCTTCTTCTGATGGTCTTGCATGGAATCCGCAAATGTCACCTGTTCAATCAGGAACAACTGGAAATATTGCAATCACGCCATCTTTACCTGTTGTGATGCGTACAACCGCAACATCCGTAACAACAAATTTGACAAACGCCAATTACCCAACATCTTGGACGTTAGATTCTGCGTTTGTGACGGGTAATGTAACAAAAACAGGAACTGTTGGAATCAATACTACTGCATCGGCTTCGTCTGTAACATTAGTTTTAACGGGTGCAACTTGGTCACCAAACCCAAACCTTTTCTATCTACAAATTTCATCTTCTTACGTTGATGTTTCTGCGGAGCTGTAATGACAACATACAAATTATCAAATTTTTATAACAGAATAATTCGTACAAACGAAGATGGTTCAGTAACCAGTTTTCCCGTGCATGAAGACAACACAGACTACCAAGCCTATTTAAAGTGGGTGGCTGAAGGCAACACGCCTACACCTGCTGACGAACCTGCACAAGGATAAGACATGACTACAACAATCAATGCATCAACATCAGCAGGGCTGGTTCAAACTGCGGATACTTCGGGAATTTTGCAACTACAAACTGCATCTACAGCGGCAGTTACGATAGACGCTTCACAGAATGTGGGGATTGGTACTGCATCTCCATCATTTACTGCTGGCTCAAATGGTGTAATGATTTCTGGACTTAAACCAGCATTAAGACTTAGTTCAACAACAACTGGTGCGGGTAGTTGGGAAATTTATGCTGACTCTGCATCATCTGGCGGTCTTGGGTTTTATGAAAGACAGAACAATCAAACTATGATGTACATTGACGAGGGCGGTAATGTGCTGGTAGGGGCTACATCTCCATATTCTGGTACTGCATCAAACTTTACTGCCACTACTGGCGTTGACATTGGCTCAAGTAGCACCGCAACATCTAAACAGTTGCAATTTATAAGAAATGGAAGCACGGGAACTGCAGGTTCTATTTATGCAACTGCTGGTAGTTTTTCTAATTACTGTGGCATGGACTTAGTTATTGAGAACGTAGGTGGCGGCTCACAGTCTGGATATTTAAAATTTAATACGACTACAAGCGCAACATCAGCAGAGCGTATGCGTATCACCTCTGGTGGTAGTGTGCTGATAGGGACTACCGCTAGTAATGTCTGGAACACAACAAGCCCGGGTGTTGTTATTGAGCCAAACGCAATTCAAGTAGCCAGAAGCGGAGAAGTTGCTTTACTTGTAAATAGAATTACAAACGATGGTCAATTAGTAAGATTTGCTCAAGACGGCGCAGAGGAAGGTAATATTTCTGTATCAGGTACTACTGTTTCATACAATGGTGGACACTTAGCACGATACGCACAAACCACCACAGCCAAAGACGAATCACTTGTCAAAGGAACTGTGTTGTCAAACCTTGATGCAATGAATGTTTACACAGATGCTGAAGGCAACCCTGTTGACAACGAACAGTTAAACAAAGTCAAAGTATCTGATGTTGAAGGCGATGCAAATGTCGCTGGTGTGTTTGTTAACTGGGATTATGACGAAGCCCACCAAGTAGACGAAATTAACATGGCTATGACAGGCGACATGATTATTCGTATTGCACAAGGCGTAACTGTTCAGCGTGGTGATTTACTAATGTCTGCTGGCGATGGAACTGCCAAGGCTCAAGGTGATGATATTGTGCGGTCTAAAACTATTGCAAAGGTCACTTCCAATCATGTAACTTGCACATACGAAGATGGTTCTTACTGTGTGCCTTGTGTGCTAATGGCTTGTTAAGGAGTTAATGATGAACGACACACAAGCCGAAACAATCAACGCACTAACCGCCCGAATCGTGGCGCTGGAGAGTAAAGCATGACAACAATCGTAGATGGAACAACTGGGGTTACATTCCCTGCTGGTGGGGTAGGTAACCCTGCTGGTGCAGTGGTGGGTACAACTGATACCCAGACACTGACTAATAAAAGCATAGTTGCTACACAGTTAACAGGAACTATTGCTTCTGCTAGATTGCCTACGGGGTCTGTGTTGCAAGTAGTGCAAACTTGGGATACAACGCAAGCCCAATTCCCTAGGGGGGACTATATTGTTTATTTAAACACTGCAATTACTCCAACAAGTGCTACTAGTAAAATTTTAGTTTGTGTAAATTTAGGGTGCTGTAGTTCGGATGCGGCGGCAGATATAGGTGTGCAACTTTATAGAAATTCAACTGCAATAGCCGCTGGTACAGGTGCAAGTTCTACTAATGCTAGTTTTATTCCTTTAATGAACCAAGGTTCCGCAGATGCTTTTACTGCTGGCTTTATGTATCTTGATTCACCAGCAACAACAAGCGCAACAACCTATAAATTAATGGCGTTACCTAATTCACCAAGAACACTGTATTACAACAGAAGAGGTGTTGATAGTACTTATACAAGTTCAAGCACTGTTATTTTGATGGAGATTGCGGCATGACAGATAAATTTAATGCTATACATTCTTTACGCCCAACTTGTGGATTTGGGATTAAAGAAGACGGTTCTGTTGATTGGTTTGAAACTAACAGTCAAGAACGCCCGACAGACGCAGAAATTGACGCGGAAATTGTTCGCCTTCAAGCGGAATATGACGCAAAAGACTACCAACGCAAACGTAAGTCAGAGTACCCACCCATGACTGACTATTTGGATGGAATAGCCAAAGGTGACCAAGCACAGATTGACAAATACATAGCCGACTGCCAAGCAGTTAAGGTTAAATATCCAAAGGTGGCATAAATGGAAGTAACAATAACTCTGACCGCACAAGAAGCCGTTGACGTAATTAACATCATCGGTCAATTACCAACCCAGTCCAACGCTCATCCGTTGTACACAAAGTTGCGTAGTCAGGTGGAGCCACAGTTGCCAAAGCCAGAGCCTACGGAGTAAGCCATTGACCCATTCTCCCTACTTATGGCGGCGCAGGCCGCTGTTGGCTTTATTAAGCAGGGATGTTCTATGCTCCATGAGGGGCGTATGGAGCTGGAGGGCGCAAAGAAGACAGTCGAGGGAGTCATCTCCGATGTCAAAGCAATCAAGGGCATTTTTGATTGGTTCGTTGGTTTATTCGCTAGTAAACCAGCCAAGTCAGAAGCAAAGCCTGTGGCGCAAACGAAAGCCAAACAGCAGCAGTCCTACGAAGCCCTCGAACTCAAACTTATTAAGGATATCGGCGAAAGCCTTGGGTCGCTCTTCGATATCCAACAGCAGATTACAAACCACTACCTTGAACTAGAAGAGGAGTCCAAGACTAACTACGACCCAACCCAGAACACCAGCAAGAAAGCGGTGGAGCGGGTGCTTATAGAGCTTCAAATGGAGAAGTTGCTAGAACAGGTTCGTGAGGCAATGGTGTATGCGCCAGCAGAGTTGAAAGACCTGTACAGCAGGTTTCTCAAGATGCACGGCAGGATAGAACAAGAGCAAGCATGGGCGAGGTCAGAGATGATCCGCAGGACTAGATTAGCAAGGTGGCGTAAAGAGCAAGACGAGATTCAGGTCATTGAAACAATAAGTGGAGTAACTGCCGTGATGTTCATATCTATGTTTTTTGGGTGGCTGATGTGGCAACTACGAAGCTTGTCTGGTGGATTTTGATAGGGGTCGCTATATGTGTTGTTGTAGGAGTAACCTCGATGGCGTATGTAGAAACCTTATACATGCGAGCGCAACTCAAGCAAGAAATCAAAGAGTTGCGTAAGTTGAAACGTGAATTAAAGGAGTCAAAATGAATTGGGCAGATGTATTAAAAGCGGTCATTCCTATCATCGTGGCATCCCTTGCTTGGCTCTTGGGGCAGGTCAACGATTTCTCCACGCGCCTGACACGAATTGAAGGCGCTATGCCTGCATTGATTACCAAAGAGGGTGTCCCCACCGATTCCCCGCTTTCAGCCGAGCGCCGTCATACTTTGAAAGAAGAAATCTACAAGGATATCCACCAGCTTCAAGTTAAGGTTCAACTGCTGGAAGAACGTGAAAAAATGGGAGCTAAAAAATGATGACACTATTCTCAACCCTATTGTCTTTCTTGATGGGCGGGCTACCCAAACTGTTTGACTTCTTCCAAGACCGTGCTGACAAGTCGCATGAACTAGCCTTGGCGCAGATGCAGACTGAGCGTGAGTTGACCCTAAAGAAAGCTGGCCTAGAAGCGCAAGAAAAGATTGAGCATATCCAGACGGAACAGATTCAGATTAACGCTGAAGTAACCAACGCACAGACGGCCATGCAAGAGCGTCAAGCCCTGTACGCGCACGACATTGCTATCGGTCAAGGGGCTAGCCAGTGGGTAGTAAACGCCCGTGCTATGGTGCGTCCTGCCATAACCTATGGCTTGTTTATTCTGTTCGCCTTTGTAGAGATTTTTGGCTTTTGGTTTGCGTTCTACAAAGAAGTTCCGTTTGAAGTTGCTCTAGACCTGCTGTGGGATAACGAGACTCAAATCATCTGGGCATCTGTAGTGTCGTTCTGGTTTGGTACACAGGCATTTGGGAAGAAATGAACATCTCTGACAAAGCCCTCAAGATGATCCAGCATCATGAGGGTTTAAGACAAAAGCCCTATAGATGCCCGGCGCGTCTTTGGACTGTTGGTGTCGGCCATGTTTTATATCCAGAACAAGGCAAGATGAAGATAGAAGAGCGTGATGGGTTTGGCCTCAAAGACGCAGACAACCGCACATTCAGCATGGAAGAAGTCGATGGAATTCTTAAAGCAGATTTGGCTAGGTTTGAGCGAGGTGTGGTTCAGTTCTGTCCTGTTCCCCTCACTCAGGGTCAGTACGATGCTCTTATCTCTTTTAGTTTTAATGTTGGTCTGGGAACACTACAGCG